TGTGAGCCGACCACAAAACCGACAGAAACCCATGCTCGTTGTCATGTAGTACGGTTACTATTTAGGCAGGCTTGTCGTCAGTTGTCGGGATTGACGGCAGGCCACTATTCGAGGAATCTAAATGCCACTCTTTACCCGCAAAGAAACTAAAGCACAGATAAGCCCAATGCCTGCACAGAAGGCAGCTGCGGCGGGCACTGGATACTCCAAGAATCTTGCAGGCCCTAACATGATAGGGCAGTACTACTCATACCAAGAAGGCGAAGCCCGCAACCGCGCTATGCAGGTACCCGCCATTAGCCGCGCCCGCGATCTACACGCAAGCGTTATCTCGGCTATGCCGTTAAAGATGTACCGCGAGTCTTGGAACGAAACCGAAGGCGAAATGGACTATATAGACCTTGCGCCTCGCTCTTGGTTGCGCCGACCAGACCCAAACATCCCTTATGAAACTCTTATGGCATGGACATTTGATGACATCGCCTTCTTCGGAAGAGCCTTTTGGTATGTACTTTCTCGCACAGCAGACGGATTTCCTGCATCCTTTACCCGCCTTCCTGCCGGGTCAGTAACTACCCAAGACCAAGACGGGCCCGTATGGTACGCACCGTCAAAAGAAGTATTTTTTCAAGGTGGACAGATTGACCCTGCAAACCTTGTGCAATTCATCAGCCCTCTTCAGGGTTGGATTTATTCCAGCGAACAAGCAATCGCTACCGCTCTCAAAATTGAAGATGCGCGATACCGATCAGCGAACACGGCCATACCGTCAGGCGTACTGCGCCAAACTGGTGGAGAACCGCTAAGCGCCCAAGAATTAGCAGACCTTGCAGCAGCGTTTAACAATGCACGTTTAACTAACCAAACTGCAGCCTTAAACGAGTTCCTAACCTATGAAGCCACCACGGCAACGCCCGACAAGATGATGCTTATTGAGTCGGCCCAGTTTTCAGCTTTGCAAATGGCTCAGATATGCAACATCCCGCCGTACTTGCTGGGCGTTCCCACTGGGTCTTACGCCTACACCAATAGCCGAGAGTCCCGTGTCGATCTATGGCTTTATGGCACCAAAACATACGCCGAGTGCATCGCCTCAACCCTTTCAAGCAACTCAGTTTTGCCCGTAGGTACTTACGTGGAGTTTGATTTTGAGGAATACTTAGGCGAGGTAGAAATTGCCAACACCAACCGCAACGAAAACATAGAAGAAGTCGAAACAGGAGAAAACCGAGCATGATCAAGTTAAACGCACAAGCCGTCACCATTGACGCCGCCGCAGGCGAAACACAAACCCGCACGATTACTGGCGTAGCCGTACCGTACGGTGAGACCGCCACAGTGTCAGACGGAACACAAGTACGTTTCGAGCAAGGCGCGCTACCAGTCGAAGGCAAAGCCCCCAAATTGTTTATGTACCACGATTCGTCTATGCCAGTGGGCCTCGTGACGGAGCGTGTAGACACCGAGGAAGGCATGATGTTTTCGGCGCGTATTTCGGCAACCGCCGCAGGCGATGAAGCTTTAACGCTGGCGCTAGACGGTGTTTTGGATTCCGTCAGTGTCGGCGTGAACCCCACAAAGTTTTCTTATGACGATGAAGGCACCATGATTGTGACTGAAGCCGAGTGGCTGGAATTAAGTCTTGTACCAATTCCCGCTTTTGCAGGTGCAGTCATCGAAAAAGTGTTAGCATCAGCACAAGAACCCGACACAGAACCCACACCAGAACAAGTCGAGGAGACAGAAACCGTGGACGCAGTACAGCCCGAAGCAGTCGTAGAAGCTGCAACACCAACCGCACCAATTCCTGCACAGCCAAAGCGCAACTTCGGTATGCCTTCTGCCGGTGAATACATGGCTGCCTACCACATTGGTGGCGAAGTATGGCAACGTGTAAACGCAGCAGCCGTTGAGGTAATGAAGTCAAAGCAGACAGCACTTCAAGCGGCCGCTGGCGATGCACTTACGACAGATACTCCTGGCTTGCTTAATGTCAGAGTGCTGGGTAACGTGTTTGAGGACCTTAACTACATCAGACCTGTGGTTAGTGCAGTGGGCGCTCGCGCATTTCCTGACGGCGGAACACAAAAAACTTTTATCCGCCCAACATGGACAACCCACACCGAAGTCGGTTCACAATCACCAGAACTTAACGGTGTAGCAGCACGCACACCAGTAATCGCGTCCAACGTCGTAAGCAAGACCACTCTCGCGGGACAGGTAACGCTGTCCGCTCAAGACATCGATTTCACATCGCCTGCAGCTATGGAAATTATCTTGCGCGACCTTGCAGGCCAGTACCTCTTGCAGTCAGACGCTGTGGCTTGTGCAGCAATCCTCGCAGGAGACACCGCATCAGGTTCGACATGGACAGTCACCGCAAACGACCCAAGCACCTTAATTGCAGCGCTTTACGATGCAGCAACCGACATCTTGAAGGCAACAAACTTCCTTCCTGATCACATTTTCGTCAGCCCTGACGTATGGCAAAAACTTGGCGCACAGTTGGACGGAGACAAGCGACCAGTGTTCCCATACACAGGTGCAGCTGGTCTCATGGGCGTAAACGGAATGGGCACAGCCAACGTCACACAAATGAACACCTTTAACCCATTGGGCCTTAACCTCGTAGTAGACCGCGCATTCGCGGACAACACCATGGTTGTAGCCCGTGGCTCTGCAATCGAGTTCTACGAGCAGATCCGTGGCATCATGAGCGTGGAAGTACCAAGCACACTTGGCCGCACATTCTCCTACTACGGATACGTTTCAACCTTTATCGCAGACGGCGATCAGGTTAAGAGCATCGCAATCGCCTAATCCCGAAAGGCGGTACCGTCATGGCGGTATTTAACATCACGTCGCGTATGCGTTTGGACGATTATGCAGTCGTCCAAACGCTGACGAACACCGACATAACCCCCGGTCAAAGCATCACCATTGCTGGTCTTGGTGACGGATTTGACGGCACTTTTTTAGTGTTGGCGTGCCCACAGTACGAGTACGTTGGTACCGAAACTGACGGCACATTGATGTTTGATGAGACTGTGCCACGGCCTAACCAGTTGCTGTTTGTTGATGTTGGCGACAACTTTGAGTATGAAGCCGAGGTGCTGGGCACTGTCACATGGACATTAACTTGTACTTGGATTACTAACACCCAGATAAGTAACTATCTCGACATTCCTTTGACTAGCACTAACGCCGCTGCTCTGTTGGTGCAGTGCGCCGCAGCTGCTAACGCTTTCGCTTACCGCAGGCGCTACGAGGCTGGCTACTTGCAGGACTCGCTTACTACTTCCCCTGGTGGCGATGTCACCCTTGGCACGATCATGATTGGCGCGGCGTACTTCCGCCAGCAAGGCTCATACACTGCGCTGGCATCCTTTGACGGTATGGGCACACCACCCGCCAACGGCATCACTCCCATGGTGTTGCAACTATTGGGCATAAACCGCCCGCAGGTTGCCTAATGGCCCTACCGTACAACGACCTGTTTAACGAGTGCTTAGACGACCTCTCAGCCACGCTAAAGACCATCACAGGCTTACCTGTGGCGATAGACCCCCGGCAGATAACGAGTTCATGCGTGTTTATTGACGCGCCGAGTTTTGATGCGTGGAACTTTAACATTGTGCGCCTTGATTTCCCTGTGAAGATAATCGGCAGCGGCCCCGGCAACCTCGACGCCCTGCGTGATCTCCTGCAGATTGCATCCAAGCTGCTCGCCAAAAATGTCGCAGTTAAGTCGGGTAATCCTACTGTGGTGTCTATTGGTGGCGCGGACTATCCCGCCTATGACATTGTTATAAGTGTTCAGGCACAGACATCCTAGGAGACGCCATGTTTAAGATTGTTAGCGACAAGGTGGGAGTGCCCGGTGACGAGTTCATCCCTGCTGACGGCGTGAACGTGGACGCGCTACTGGCTGGCGGGTTCATCGTAGAAATTGGAAAACCCAAAACACCAAAACCTAAAAGTGATAACATCACAAGCAACAAGGAGTCATAATGGCAACAAGCACCTACCTCTCAAACCCAGTCGTAACCGTGAACAGCGTGGACTTGAGCAACCAATGCACCGCAGCAACCGTTACGCACCGATTCGACCAGTTGGAGTCCACCGCTTTTGGTGACACAGATCGCAAGTACGTTAAGGGCTTAGGCAACCACGAGGTAACGCTTTCCCTTTACAACTCTTATGCAGCCACCGAGACTTACGCAACATTGCAAGCACTTGTTGGTACCACCACCACAGTGCGCGTACAGCCAACAAGCAGTGCAGACTCCGCCACAAACCCCGGATTTATTCTTACTGGCGCGTTCCTTGCAGAGCTTCCAGTAATCAACGCAACCATGGGCGAACTCAGCACCGTAGATGTCACCTTTGTTGGTGGCGTCTATTCTGTTGATACCACCGGCGCATAACCCGCTCATACTCTGAGCCCGACTAAGGAGACTTATGAAACTAACACTCGCTGTAGACCTCGGTGACGGCCCCGTACAGGTCGCAACCAACCTTTATGTGATCGTGCAATACGAGCGCAAATACAAACGCAAAGCCTCAGAAATGGCATCCAGTATCGGCTACGAGGATTTGCTATTCCTTGCGTACGAGTCCTGCAAGATTCACGGCATCACAGTGCCCGTAGTCTTTGACGACTTCATCAAACGCGCCGTGTCCATCGAGGTAGTTAGTCAGGACGATGACGCAAACCCTACCCAAGGGCCACATACCGATACGCATTAGCAGCTTTGCTACTTCGCACAGGGTATTGGCCCAATGGGATAGACTTCGACATCAAAGACCTGCACACGGTTGATGCGATAGTCAAGGAACAAGCGAAAAATGCCCGTTAGTAACACCATAGAAGTCGCAGGTGTTAAGGACGCGCTACGCGAGTTAAACGACCTAGACAAGAAACTACGCCGCCAGATCACTAAGGACTACAACATTATCGTGCAGCCGATTGTGGCAGACGGTAAAAGCCAAGTTCCTAAAGAGGCCCCACTATCGGGTTTTAACCGTTCATGGACGCCACCGGGCGCTACCGAGCCCGTTTTGCCTTTTGGCAATATGAGCGCACCACGCGAGCCACGAGGCCCCGGCTACAACTGGCAACAGTCTCGCTCTGGTCGCCGCAGGTACGTTAATTGGATGAACTGGCAGAACGGCATTAAGGCTTACATTTCAGGCAAAAAGCCACGCACGTTTAATGGCTACACGAAGAACTTAGCCACGTTTGGTATTCGCTGGCAGGGCCCCGCAGCGGTTTTGTTTGATACTTCCAACAGTCCTAGCACCGACCAAGGGCGGCAAATGGTTGCAGCGTTAAACGCTAAATACGGCAAGCCTTCCCGTGTCATGTGGCGTGCCTACGAACGTCAAGATGAAAAAGTGCAACGCGAAATGCGCAAGTTAGTCAATGACATTATGGAAGCCGTAGATCGAAAGACGAGGATTTAGTCGTGGCTATTAACATTCCGATAATTACCGATTTTGACGGTAAAGGCATTCAACGAGCCCGTAAAGAGTTTGAACAGTTGGAAGGTGTTGGCGCTAAGGCTGGTTTTGTTCTTAAAAAAGCCATGTTGCCTGCTACTGCCGCTATTGGCGCTATAAGCGTAGCACTGCTGGACGCAACCAAGGCAGCGGTAGCCGACCAAGCAGCGAGCGAGGAACTTGCGCGATCACTACGCCAAACCACAGGCGCGACTGATGCTGTCATTTCCGCAACCGAGGACTGGATTAGCACACAAGGCCAACTGCTAGGTGTCACTGATGACGAACTACGACCCGTCCTAAGCAAATTGGCTCGTGCCACTGGCGATGTGACCCGGGCACAGAAACTTGCTGCGCAGGCTATGGACATAGCCGCAGCCACAGGGAAGCCTCTTAGCGCCGTCACAGACGCCCTCACAAGGGCTCTGGGGGGTAACATGACCGCTCTAGGCCGTCTAGCACCCGAGTTCCGTGAAATGGTCAAAGAAGGCGCATCTTTTGATGACATCATGGCAGAAATTGCCAACACGATGGGCGGTGCAGCTACTACGGCTGCGAACACGACCGAGGGGCAGTTTAAGCGTCTTGGCG